TGTCTCAACTCATGGAAATTAATACTACTAGAATGATCTGGCCCATCAAATGTTTTATCGAAAGTAACGTGTTTTTCAATCATATTTGCACCCAGAGACATAGCAACTACTGATGCTATGATACCCCCAGTGTGGTCAGAGAATCCATCCATTCCATAGTTTTCAAAGACCGACCCCATACAATCTATAAATTGTAAATCCTTTAGAGGGGTAGGGTATTTTGAGACACAATAAAGGCTTGTTACCAGACTCCCACTTATACCACAATCGAAAATGGCAGGAATCCTACCAGCTTCGCTCATACCATAACTAAGAATAACTGGCTTACCTGTTGCAATAATCGCTTCTGCTAAAGGTTTATCATAAATACTACGACTAGCAATCTTATATCTCTTCATACCAATTGCCTCTGTCCATTCAACTACTTCTGGTCTAAAGACTGATGCTAAGAACTCGATACCAGCTTTATCACATTCTTTCTTTAATATGATGACCTGTTCTCTAGTTAGTTTGGTCTTTAGAATTGTATTCCAGTGATTCTTCAGATCAGGATGATTCTTGTCTAGCAGTAGCTCTGGATCATAAATTTGAAACTTTGCTACATCTGCACCACACTCTTTAGCACGCCAAATCATAGATTGTGCTAATGCCATACTTCCGTTGTGGTTGATGCCAATCTCAGCCACTATCTCGATTCCCATTTAACTCTCCTTGTACAAACTAAAGAACACCGAATCCAAGTATTGCCCACCTTTGAATACCTGTTCCTTCAACCTGCCCTCTTCTATATATCCACATTTCTTAAATAATTCCATAGAGGGCATATTATTGCTAAAGATTTCTGCATAAATTTTATGTAGATTAAACTCGTCAAATGCTTTTCTTTCCAACATCTTTAGAGCTGCTGTCCCTGTTCCCCCCCGTCTTGCATATTCAGCGCCAATATAAATAGAGACCTCTGCATTTCTATTCACCCAATCTATATGGCATAACCCACAAACCCCAACCGGAATAAAATCTATACTTATGAGATACATCTCATTAGTTCTATCACGAGATATATTTTCAAACCAATCTTCTTGGTTTGTCATGTTTAATAAACGATACTCGCGGGTACGAATCCTAATCTCATCTAGGTTCCGCCAATCCCTAAGCAATCCTAAATCCCTTCGTTCTATTTGACGGTAACTTATATACATCTTTCCCCCCTTAAAATACTATACCTTACCACATTATAGTACTTTCCATTCCTGTATTGTACCTGGCGCAGTTCACCCTCATAAACAAACCCTGTCTTTTCATAAACTCTTACCGCCGCCTTGTTTTCTACGTTGACCCCCAACCAAATCATATTTAGATTTAATCTGTCAAACCCATAATCTGTAACCATGTTAGTACATTCTGTACCGATACCACGACCCCAGTAATTTTTATCCCCGATCAAGATTCTGTACTCTGCTGAATGTGCTATTGGATGAATTGAATATAGGCCAGTAGTTCCTATGAATTTAGAATCTGACCAGATACCTAATACAACAGCATTATTTTCAAGGGGCCACGGTAAATCATCTGGTGTTGTGGGTGTACTTCCGGTGAACAGAAGACGTGTCACTTCATCATCATTCATCCATTCGGATAATTTAATTAAATTCTCCTTTGTTAAACTACATAAGCTACAAGTCTTACCTGTTAAGAACGCCATAATGAATTCCCTTTTCAAACAACCAACCATCTACCCTGTCGTAGAATGGTTTCTCCTTAGTTCCCCAACTCCAATGTTTCATAAGTTGTAAATCTGGACACACAGTTGTAAATTCCTTTTGAAAATCTCTCTTCCACAGCATATCATCGTTTCCACGGTAAGGTACTACGATTTCTTCATCGGCGGGGTATTCTATAGCAAGAACAAACCTTTTACTAACTCTGTACACTTCTCGTATTGCAGTAGCCAAGTTTTCTGGCGCTATATGGATGAGAACACCCATAGTAAATACAAGATCAAATGAGCTACAATCAAATGGAATTTCTAATATATTTCCATACCGTACATGAGAATGATTTTTTCTTGCTTTACTCAAAGCGAGATTATTTATATCAATTCCTACGAGATAATCAACTCCAAGAAAAGATAATGCTGTTAGGTTATGTCCTCTGTTACAACCTACTTCTAACATCGAAAGATCACGAAAAGTTGGACCAAGTTCTCTTACCACATTTAACCAGATTGGTAGGTGATTCTGGTAGTTTATAATATTTCTTTCTGTGTACCCATCACCAAAGTCACCAGCCCAAACACTTCCCTGTTTGTCCATTTAACATGCCCCTTAAATCTTCTGTAGTCAACCATTCTGTATTTGTATCACTTGAATACTGAAACCTATCAGGACAAGGTTTTCCTAGTAACTTCCTTTTCCAGTGAGGATAGATTATGTAACAGTTCTCCAATTCTCTCGTGTATTTAGCCTCGTCTACCGGAACCAGTATCTCATGTAGTTTCTCTCCGGGACGAATACCAACAGTCGTGGTATAACAATCCGGGCATACCGCCTTAGCTAAATCTACTATCTTCATACTAGGAATCTTTGGAATAAATATTTCTCCACCGGTCATTGCATTAAGCGCGAATAATACTAATTCCACCGCCTGGTCTAATGTAATCCAGAATCTAGTCATTCTGGTATCAGTGATTGGTAGAACTTTAGATCTTGCTTTCTCTTGGAAAAAGGGAATTACACTCCCTCGACTTCCTACTACATTTCCATATCTGACCACACTAAATTTGGTAGGATGTTCACCGGTGTAACTATTAGCGGCAATAAATAATTTGTCTGCACATAATTTAGTAGCACCATACAAATTAATTGGGCTGCTTGCCTTGTCTGAGCTAAGTCCAATTACTTTCTGAACATCTCTATCAATAGCAGCATCTATTACATTCTCGGCACCAAGTATATTTGTTTTAATTGCTTCAAATGGATTATACTCAGCAGTTGGAACTTGCTTAAGTGCCGCTGCATGAATTACTATATCAACTCCATCAAAAGCTCGGTATAATCTATCACGATCTCTAACATTACCAATGAAATAACGTAGGCTTGGGTGATTAAGCCCACTACACCTCATCTCATGTTGCTTCCACTCGTCCCTACTGAGTATGATTACCCGCTCAGGTGTGTAGTCATCTAAAATTGTTCTGATGAAATGTTTACCAAATGAGCCGGTTCCACCAGTAATTAAAATAGATTTACCATTTAACACTACTTATAACCCTCTACTATGTTTTCAGGAAGTTTGAACCCAGGAAGTGATTGTCTCTTTCCCCCAAGTAGTCGCTTACGTAACCACAGTTCTAATTCCTCTATGTCCTTCAACAGACTTTTCTGTTGTGTGCCTGCTCCAGCTATATTAGAATAAGCGATTTCATCGTCGCGCCAAGATGCCACATTCCAAGATGAATCTTGAATCTCACCGCTTTTCAATATAATGGATGCTTGTAAGATAAATGCCCTCTCATCTGAGTATTGAATTATAGGTGGAGATGCAATAGCAAATAGAACCGCGCTACTTCTCGACACTATGTAACTAGAATTGATGACATATTTGTTACGCCACTTATACATGAGGGTTTTACATGCCATAACCAAACAATGTCGTAAATGTTCTAACGTATATTTATAAGGCTCGGCGTGGTCACCTAAATGCACCCTAAGATCTGGGATGAGGTAATCTAGGCTAGTCGCAACAATAATTGCCATCTAATCTCTCCTACTCTTGTTCAGCTTGTAATTCGGACAATTTTTCTTTAATTGCATTGATGGTCCCTACAGGTCGGTTCATATCCTCCGCCAGTCTCAATAAACTCATCACAGGTATGGGAGATGTGACCTTATCCAGAAATGACTTCATAGTAAAGAACTTCTGCTCAAGAATTTCAACTAACTCTTCGTCACTGACCTCATTGACAGAAGCAGGAATACTTGCTATCTCTTTGTTGAATGGAGTGATATACCCAGCTTGAAGTAAAACTTGATTGGCCCGTCTAAAATAATCGTGAGCCATCTCTGTCCATAAGGTTACCGTGATATCGTCTTCTAAAACTCCTTGGATTCCTTCTTTACCTTTCAGAATTATGTCCACTGGGGCACCAGTAAAAGGGTCAATGATGCTCACACATACTTGACCCACGATTGCCTTCTTATATCTAGCGATTGGCTCTGCTCCTTCCGCTCTTGCCTTAGCAACTACATCATAATACGTTGCATTTAATCCCATGTGTAACCCCCTTTATTTGTAGGTAGGTGGGCTTTTACACCCACCTACCCAATTTTTGCTACCTATACTTAAAGAGATATAACTTAAACAGGTAGACCCGTTAGTTGTATAACGGCGACGCCCATTGCATTGTCTACGATCAAACCGAATTGTTGGTAGACCTCCACCAACCAATCTGGAGGAGTTGGGTCGTAATGTTCCCAGTTCTTCCACTTTGGCTCACCGTATAGAATGAATTCACCAGCATTTTCACCAATGACTAGTACCCTATTTCTAGGAATCATAGTCTGGTAGTTGAGTGGGTCATTCCATACCTGGTCTAATGCTACGATGTTTGCACCGTACCAAGAACCAAGCCATCCGGTCTTGTAGATTTCTCGAATCGCATCCTCGTTGCCCCAAAATACACCCGCTACTGGGTCAGCGTGAAAACCAGCGAACTGAGTAATTGGTGCTAATGCAAGACGAGTACCAACTATAGCCTTAACCCCACCAGTAACAGTGTAGTTAATCCAATCAATTGCGGCACGTAGTGTAGCTGCGTTTAGAGCAGCAACAGCCCAAAAGTTGGTTGGTGTGTTTGCGGCGTTCCAAATGCTTAATAGACAAGTAAATACTCGGTTAACGTAGTAGTCGGTTAACTGGGCGGTCATTTCCCGTTTAATGGATTCTACCGTACCAAGTTCACCAGACTCTAGTTCCCAGAGGTTTGCTCGTACCTTGACATTTGCGCCATCTAACATATAATTAATGCGGTCTACCACTGTGACTTCACTAGCTAGGTGAACGGACCCCGGGATCAAAGTGCGAACTTCAATTCCCTGGCGTACCTTCTTAACTAGAGCATCACCTGGGTTCAACCGCCGGGTGCTCAAGAACAAATTAACAATGTTCTCTGCGAGGTGGTTAGGGTCAATGTATTCTACGATCAATGCGGCGAGGGCATCTCGTTGACTAGGGTCCTTTGCTAATGCAGCATAGGCTTCTTTAAATTTTTCGTCCACGAAAGTACCTCCTCTAAGGAAGTGGTCTAACGGTCAATGCAAAGGTCGCAGCAGCGAACCTAGACACTTCGTATAGAGCCGTTGTTCCACTTGCCATAACAGTTAACATGCCAGCAAAAGCAGCACCATCTGTCGCCGTATTGGCAGCGCGTAGAGGGGTGCCAGGGACCTGCATGGCAGCATTATAAATATAACAACCAGAAGGAAGTGTGAATTCTCCACCAACTCCGGTATATCCTAGGGCAAGTGTGCCACTAGGAATAGGAACGGCACAACCTGTCTGCAAACCAGGATAGGTCATGTAAATTGCCTGGGTTGTTGGAAGGTTCCCTGCCATGTCAAACGTCTGTCGCATGGCAAAGGTATACCCCGGCCAAGCTACAATTGGAGGGTCAACGTTATTCTGTTGCCACGCAATTAGGTAGTGGGCACGGGCGGCCTCGGCGAGTGTATCTGGCAGCTTAGCACCTGGATCATTCGTTAATCTGCCAGTTAGATCACCAGGAAACCCAGGATTTGATGTTAGAAGAACTGCGCGACCTTCTGGAATCGCTTCTGTAGTGATAAGTCCTTCAATATCGTGAGATTTATTGATCTCCATCGTTACTCATTTTCCTCCAAACTACGCTGCTTCATTTTGAGAAGTCCCTTCCTGACTATATCAACTGGTGATTCAGTAGGATTTCCAGTTACATCAGGTATACGGGCAGACTTAGCAGCTTTTGGTTTAACTCTTTTCAATACGTTTAATACACTAGCAAATGTCTCATCAGACATTCCTAGCCATGCTTCCTTTTCAGCTTCGATCTCCTCTTGTGTGAGTTCGACACCGGCGGCATTTAATTCCTCTATCCGCGCTTCTAGTAGGGCTGCGTTAACAACCTCTCGCTCGATTGTGTCTTTATATGCCTGCAATTCTTTAATCGTATTTTCTAGTTCTTCAATACGAATTAGTTGGGCAGCGCATCCTTCACACACTCCATCATCTTCGGTTGCATCTTCTTCAGGCTCATTCTCTGAAGCATTATTAGATGCCACCGTTAGAATAGGAGTACGATCACCATAAGCAGGATCACCAACTATGGTAGCGCCACGAAGTACTGGATCGAGAATCCACTCTACACCCTCATCATCTAATTCTGATTCTGTGTAGACGATTTCCCAAGAAATATTTGGTAATTGTTTGGCAGCACTCATCGCTGTCAGGATTCCATATTCCTCTGCTCGATCCATTTTCCAAATGGCAGCCTTGCCTAAAACTTTACTTTCTTCATCAGAAAGGCTTGCAATAGCTCCAAGTGGTTTGGCACCTTCGTGATTGGGTGCAATTATACCCTTAGCCATCTTGATTGGCATTAGTTGACCAGACTCAATTAGACTTGCGAAAGCACTCTCTCGAATACCTTGCTTATTTTTATTTGGTTCTGCGTCAGTTAAGATAAAGCTAATCCAACCAAGATTCGGGTTACTTACACCTGCTTCGGCAATCAATTCAATAGGAGAGCTAAGATTTAATTTCTTCGACATTATTTAGCCTCCGAGGGTTCTTCTGTTTCGGGTTTGTCTGTTCCTTGATTTGGTTGTGGGCTGTAAGGTTGGGGAGCGAACTCAGGTAACCCCATTTCTTTCATTTTATCCTGTTCTACCTTCATCCTGACCATCTCAGTTTCAAAATCAAACCCACCTACTTCGGCCCAACCAGTTCTTGAAATCACCCCACTGGCATAATACTCTTTACCCATGTCTATCAAATCTTTGACACTTTGGAGTCGAACTGGTGGGTAGTATGGTTCTGGAACATTTTTAAAATTGTTTCGTTCTTTTATCTCTTGATATAATTTTCGTGGGAACTGCATGAGACAATCTCTCATCGCCTCGATGGTAGAAATCGGGGGCAGCATCGCTATTTCAGCATTTGATGACCCACTTCTCGAAGTCTCACCAGCAACCACAATTCTTGGCAATCCCAAGGCGATAAGTATATCCTGATTTATCGAATTATATTTTCCTTCATCTAGTAAAGCCCCTGTATCTGGCATAATCCAATCAATTTGTAGAGTGTGGTTTGAAAACAATTGAAACACTCTTTCCAAATTACCAGATAAACCGCGCCAATTCATTTCTGCTTTTAGGTCATCTATTACATCGTCGTCATCTTCGGTGAGAGGAAATTCATCATTGCCTAACCTAAATAACTGAATAGCAGAGATTACTCTGGATGCTATTGCATAGTCCATCTTTCTCAAATTTCTTTTATGAAGAAAGAGTTCTAATGCTGGTAGCATATAAGGTGTGGGCCATACTTTACCACTTCTGGCGTATCTGCGAATAAGTTGTGGGTCTTCTAATTTGAATAAAAGTTTCCCACCCTTAACCGCAGCTACATACTCTGGATACTTTTCGACCAGAAGTCTATATACCTCCTTATCCTCTGTTCCATCCGGGTAAACCCCCCCACTCATGATAAAATCTTTATCCTCGTCAGAAATTTTAACGTAAGTGCTGACGAGATTGGGAAGTGGGGTTTTTTGCAACTCTATAGATTGTGGGTCACGAAACCATATATCCGTGGGGAGCTGGTAATACCTGCGCAACTTTGAATCTATTGTTGAACCTTTAACTCTGTCCCACGTAATTTCAGGAATAACCAATCCAGAGATTAAAAACTCGATAGCCGCCTCACGTAAAAAGGTTTCTACGTCGTTATTTAATGATTTATATACCTTGTATTCATTTTCGGTACAAGTGCCTGGATTTACTCCGTAACCATTTATGCCGATTTCTACGTGCTTATTAACTGTAGTATATGCGATGCCGTCATGTTCATAGAAGAACCTACAGAGGTTAACGATCTCGTGGTATTCTGTTGGAACTTCCATAGTATCTACCAATTTAGTTCCAGAGTAGATACCCCATATAGGATTAGTTGATCTCGGATGCCGCACAAATGTAGCAGCAAATAGTTGTTTTTCTTTAACTTCTTCTGGCATTACGTTGTTCTCCATCTCGGTCTATATAAGGCAACCCGCTTAGTAGTAAGGTACATATTTGCTTCCTCTTTGAGATAATGCGCCAATGCAAAACATAACAATGCCGCTACATTATGGTCTTCTCCGTGTCTTAAGCCACCCCTCGCTGTTATTGTTTTATAAACAAATTCACCTGCCGGTGTCTTCGTGTAAGTAGTTCTCTCTAACTCATTAATCATCGCTTCATCTTTCCAACTGAAAGCGATTACTTGCTCATTGACTTTAGATTGAAGAAGTTGCATCCCAAATTGTTTTGCTCTTACTTTGATTTCCTCACCATCTGCATCCAAAGCAATGGGAACCATTGCTCTAAACTGAATTGGTACAACCTTGTCTTTATAGCGTTTGTGTTTATATTGTGCATCGGTCATTAAATGCTGAACGACCGACTTCCCTGCACTTCCTTCATCAATGCCAATTACTCCAGGGTTGTACATTGAATCTAAATAGTCTATAATTTCTTCCTGTTTGGGGTATGGAACCTGCCTAAATACCGCTCGAAATAAAAATCTCCAAATATTTTGTTTCTTATACAGACCAAGTATCACTGTCGGGTCAGTGTAGCCGAGATCTATCCCAAACATAAATGCGTCTACACCTTTTTTCGGCGGTGGCATAGAAGCATAGAAACGAGCTAGGTATCCTGGGTCTTCCTTTATTTTAGATCCAAGTGCAGAACCGTGAAAAGAGATATAATCCTCTATTCTCATCCTACTACGGTCGAATAGCATATACGATGGGGCACCATGTTCCCCCAGAACCATGTGAATGTAATCTTCGCTCTCTACCCCACCAAATTGTTTTATATTCCGAACTTCGTCTTCCTCTGAATATCTGGGATTTCTATGAGCAGGTATCCTGTGCTTAGTAAATTGAATGTCTTTTTGGTCAGCAAAATATAATACATTTTTCTCACGCAATCCAGTAGGAACACCAGAAACAAAAAACTGATAGCCTTCCTGCCAAGTATTAAGACATGGTAATAATTCCGACCACGTACCAAACGGGTAGAAACCACCCTCGTCTAACAGGATGACCGGTATGTGAAGTCCAACTACATTTGCTCCGGTACCAGATTGACCTGCTATTCGACAGTCTATCACGGCATCGTTGTTTAATTTAATTGTAAAAGATTGAGAGTTAATTCCTCTCGACCCTGTGTAGTACCTCAGTAACGGATGTCTACGAAACCAGTTAACCAATCTACGGAAAACAGGTTCTAAGTGTGCTCTTCCTGGAACTGTATATACGATAGATTCATCCCAGAATTTATTCATACAAAGCCACACTAATTTATCTATTAGTGCAACTGTATTATGTGAATATATATCGTCTACTACATGGGTATGGTGTGGGCTAACCTCAATTGCATAAGTCTCAGATTGACCAATTTCATTTATTTGTTTAACTCGAACCCACCTAATATCTGCATTTTCAAATTTATGAAAAGTATCATCTTTATTTATAATTCGTGCAGCCTTTTTTCTGGTTGGGTAGTAAGACAAAGGCCAGGTTGCAAAACCCTCTTTTCTTTGTCCTTGTCGGTCTAAATAACCACGCCTTATTCTAATCTTATAGTCATGAAAATTGGGTATAGGCAAAAGATCATTTTGATTAAAAGCATCCTTATATTTATCTCGTAATCTTTTAGCCAGGTTTCTTTTCTTGTTTCCAACAATATTTATTGAATTTATAAATAATTCTATATTGTTTATTCCTTTTATGGATAACCACCAACAACCTCTATATTGATTATTTTTATATCCAACCGAAGCAATGATACCAAATCTTAATAATAAGTGGTGAATATCTTTAGCTAATCTCTCGGATGTCGTGGCATAACCTATTTCGCTATCTGTAACCCAACCATCATCACCAAATAAACAACTAAGAAATATTGCTATCTGATTCTTGGTTAAAGTAAAGATCTTTTTAGGAACAAACTTTTCATAAGAATGACAATTACGCAGACCATAGTTTTCTAAAAGACGAAGGTAATAATTTTTAACACCGGTTTTTTTGGTGATATAATAAGTAGCTGCTTTTCCAGAATTTAAGTTGTTCTCTTGTCTTATGTTAAGTTTATACTTATTAGCAAATGTAAAAATATCTGAGACAACTTCAGATTCGGCAGTTGTTATTGACCCCACATGATAAGTACCCTCAGCAATGAAATGTGCTAGTATTTTTAGGTCTTCTTCTGGTAAGACATGATGACCAAAATAAGGGAGTGCTTTTGGGATAGCTATAAAATCACCAACTTCTAAATCTTTTGCTTCCTTCCATCCAACAGGAGTAAGAAATGGGTGTTCTAAAGTTACCTTAGTATTGAATCCTTTTACAGTTATAAGCTCAAGACATTCTTGAATCCCATTCGGTGTAATTATTGGCTTACTAACTGTCTGTTTCCAATGATCATCAATAGAAACTATTTTAGGTAATGTATTATTGTACCATTCTTCTACAGTTAGATATTCACCAGTCTCTGGGTTTAATATTCTACAATCTTTATGCAAACATTTTCCGATTGCCCTACCGCAGCAAAAAGACACGTGTGAATTAAAATCACAGAGCATTTCCTCTTGATAGTCAGAATAAATCCATTCTGCATCGTTGTCGTATTCTCGAATGAATTTTCCTAGCCAGGTAGGATGTCGTATAATTTCTAAAAGAGCGAGTTCTTCCTCAGTTAGCTTTTTATGAATTGCCATACGTTACCTTGGGGGTCCGACCTTTATATTTTTTCCGTCTTCTAACTCTTTGAGTATAACCTTAGATTTGTACCCACAACCATCTCTACCACAGATCAAGTTCAACTCGTTATCCTGATCCGGGTAGAGTACCCAAACTTTTGCCAAAAGCATATTGCATTTAGGA